TTGCCAATAGAATCGGGCGTTTCTTGGGGTTCGCCCGAATTTGTGTCCAAGTCTGTGTCCAAGTAGGGTTCCGGTTCTTCACTCATCATTCGCCTCATTCGCCTCGCTATCGTCGCCGCCGTGGTCGTGCAGCGCCCCCTTGGCCTTGGCCTGTTCCGCCGCGAGCTGCACCTGCACAAGGAGGGACTCCAGCCCCGCGTCCTTGTAGAGCTCCGTTTCGCTCGCCAGCCTCTGCACTTCGTCCGACACGTCGGCGCCGAACAGGATAGACATGGCCCTCTCGTTGGAGCAGATGCCCATCCTCTTGCAGATTTCGATGAACGTGGCCATCTTCGTGGGGTCGATGTGGCCCCGCGTCGGGCCCTGCCATTCGTGGGCAAGCCAAGCGTTCCTTGTCACTGGGTCAAGGAAGAAGCCGGGCGCGTCTATCTCTCCAGTGGCTATCTTTATTTCCAGCCATGATTCAAAGAACGGGCGGCACAGCCAGTTCTTGACGTTCCATAGCAGGTAGCGGGCGTGCGCGTCAGCGTCCAGCTCGTCGCCCCTCGCCGCCGAGTAGCTGCCCAGCCTCTTTTGCAACAGCATCCCTTGCGGCATGGAGCATGAGGCCCCGATTGTCATAGTCAATAGGTCCGATATGTCTTTCAGCACGGCCACGTTGTTCGTGTTTTGCAGGGTTATCAGGTCGTCGCCCGGGCGCATGGTCAGCACCTTGCCGCTGGCATGCTTGCCGCTGATCCAAGTGCCGCCGTTGACCTCCACGAGCAGCTTGTGTCCCGGCCAGGCGAAGTCCCAGCGGAACTCCCTGCCGGGAACGGCCTCGAACTGCGCGACCGGCTCGGGCAGCCCTGCGGCCCGCATCTGCGTGGCGAGGGCCCGCTCAAGCGGGCTCAGCGTTTTCGTTACAGTATGCACGGATGGGCCTCCACTGTCGGTTTGCCTTGCTCCGTGGTCTTCTCGACCTCGATGAACCTGCTGTTGGCCCCGTAGAACTCCAGTTCCCGCTTCCAGCCGCTAGAGCCTGACCTGTTCTTGGCGACCTTTGCGAGGATGTCTTTTTTGGGCGCGTAGATGTCCTCCGTGGCCTTCGGGTCTTTGGGGTAGAGCATTATCACCGCGTTTGCGTCCTCTTCCCAGCCGCCAGTTTCTTTCAGGTCGGACAGCTTCGGCTCCACTCCATCGCCAGCGCGGTTCAACTGGCACAAGTTCACAAAGCAGATTTTGAGCTCCTGGGCGAGCCGCTTGATGCTGCGGCTGATTGAAGCCCAGCATGCCGAGTCGTTGGCATTCTTCCCGAGGTCTGGCTTGGCTATCAGGAGCAGGTGGTCGATCACGACCACCCTCACGCCCTTCGCCCTGACCGCATCCCTGATTGCCGCCTCGATTTGGCCCCATGGCACGCCGGACTCATGCACCCAGACGTTCATCATGGCAAGCTGGCTCCGCATGGCCTCCAGCTTGGGATGCGCGTCCGGGCCGTAGTAGCCGCTGCGGAAATTCCTCTGCGAGTAGCCCGTGAACCAAGCGGCAACGCGGGAGTCTATCTCGTCCTTGTTCATTTCGAGGCTTATCAGCAGGCTCGGGACGCCCTTCAGCGCCGTCTCCCACTGCACCTGGATCCCCAATGCGCTCTTGCCTAAGCCCGGCCTGGCGGCGACCACCACGACATGCTCCGCCGAAGCCTCTATCGCATCGTCAAACGGGGGTAGGCCGAACCGCGCCAGCTTGTCCGAGCCTTTGGCGCAGAAAGCCTCCTCCGCCCTGACGCGCTCGATCACGCCCTCTAGGGTCTGAACCCTGGCTCTGCTGCCGTCCTGCGACAGCTTGGACAGCCCGTCAATGGCCTCGGCTATGATCTCGCTGGGGTCGCCGCCGCAGTTCATGGCCTTGCGCTCCAGCCTGGTTCCGTTCCGCGTCGCCTCCCTGCACCGCCAGAGGTCGCGCAGCCTGGTCGCCAGAACCATCGGGTTGCCCACTTGGTCGGACATCAGGATCTCGCCTATCCCGACGAGGCCGCCGACTTTTTCCAGCGCATGCATCTCGTCCAGCGCGGCCTTGACGCCCAGGGGGGCCATTTCGCCGCCGCCGTGGTACAGCTTCTGCATAGCCTCGAATATCAGGCGGTGGTAGGGGTGGACGAAATGCTCAGGCTTGAGCATGAGCAGCGCCTCGTGGTATTCCGGCAGTTCGGCTTGCCAGTTGGCGCAAGCCGACAGGGTCGCCAGCATGCTCTTTTCCGCGTCCAGGTCTTCCGGCATCTTGCTCGGCAGGTAGTCATAGCCCATTTTTCTTCTCCATCTCCAGTGCTGCGTTCACGTAGGCCAGCCAAGGGGGAGCCCCCCCGTTGCCGGGGCCGAAAAAATACTGCGGCGCTTTGTATCTCTCGCGCTTCTGCTCTAGGTAGAACTTCGCGGCCTGTATGAGTGTGTCCGCGCCAAGCTGCTTTTCCGCCATGATCTCGCTCACCCGCTGGGCGAACGCTATCTGGTCAATGCGGATCGGCCTGTCGTCGGGGCCGTCCCTCGTTGGCCACAGGCTTATGAGCGTCCGCACCACGCGCTTGGCCTCGTCCGGGAACGCGCCAGGCTCGTTGATGCTCCTGCGCTTCTTTCTGGGCGGGCTTGCTGTGGTCTGCGGCTCAATTTTCGCCGCCGTTTGCACAAGAGGGGGTGTGGGGGATTCATCCCCCACGTTTTTAGTGCTGGGTGCTGGGTGCTGGGTGCTGGGAGTGGAGCCGTTTGTTATCTGCCCACTGCAATCTGTAATACGGTTGTTACCGCCCGATAACAAGTGACTTTCATTTGTTATCGGTTTGTTATCTGGTGCCGTCCGTTTGTTATTAGTATCAATTGACTGGCTTTCATTTGTTATGGGTTGGGTATCACATGCCGTTTGTTTGTTAGGCCCCCCCCATCTTTTCTCCATCCCCTTCTTCCCTGCCGCGCTCCTTTGCTCGGATAGCGACACGCCCTTTAGCTCCCTTTCGGCTTCGCGCTCCGCCCTTCTTTGGACGTATGACGGAGCATGGTGCCAGAGGTCGTGGCAGATGTAGTGGCCTGGGCGGTCGTCCAGTTCGTCTATGAAGCCAGCGGCCAGCAGCGCCGAGGCCAATGCGCCATCTTCGCCGTTCCAGTCGGCCAGGCCCTCTACGTCTTGGCTGTCGCCCAAATAGTCGTCGCCGCTCTCATAGCAGCTATCCCATATCAGTTCCAAGCTGCCCAATGCGATGGCGGCGGAATTGACCAGCTTTTTAAGCTTGATGAATTTCCGATGTTTAGTCAGTCCCGGTCTACCCATTATTTCTCCCCCTCTCTTAACGGCTTGAACGCCTCAATCCACTTCGCCCTTTGCCAAGGCCGCATGTTTGACCTCTCCCAAGGCTTCAGCCCGTCGCCCGGCTTTGGCTTGATGCCAAGTTCCGCGAATGTGGCTATGACCTGCGCCTGTCTTTCTCCTGGGCCGCTCATTGCTGAATCTCCTTCTTTTTCTTTGTCGCCCTTGCCTTCATGCACTCCGCAACCATGAGTTTGCGGTTTTCCTTTATGCGGGCCGCCCGCAGTTGGAAGGCGATGCACATGCCCTCGGCCTGCCGCGCCATTGTCTTCACCCGCCATTCGGGCGGGAGTCCTTCGATGAGCCTGAGCAGCTTCAGGGCGCACCTCTGCGCCTGCTCCAATTTGTCCAGGATTTTGTTCGGCATCAGCGGGTCGTCTTTGGGGGTCACTTCAAACCTTCCTTCCCATTTGGTAGCGGCGGCGGGAATCGAACCTGCTCATCGGGCTTATGAGACCCAAGTCTGGCCACCAGCGCCGCATAGTTTTTACGCGATCACATGCAGGTCGGCCACATGCTCTTTCATGTAAGCCTTGATGTTCCGCATCGCCTCTCCCCGCCACGCGCCGTTGTCCGCCTCGAAGAGCGCGAACATTATGGTGTCGCGCCCCTCTCTGGCCCTAAAGACGAACTGGCTCTCTGGCTGCTCCACTTCGTTGAAAGTGCGGTAGGGGCGCAGTGCCACCGGGTTCGGCAGAACCACGTCCTTGACGGTGGCGACGCCGACCTTGGTCGTGATCTGCTGGCTGATGCCGTCGTCGCCGACCGTCTTGACGGCCTCGGCCTTCATGTTGCCGACGTATTTGAGTATCAGCTCCCTGCTTTCGCTGGACTTGAAACAAGCCTGCGCGGCGATGATGAAGCTCTCGGCGTCGTGCCACTCGCCAAACTTGAACTGCTCGAAGCCAAGCTCGGCCTTGATTATGGCCTCGCGCTGCTTGAAGGCGCCGATGATGGTTGACCTGATCGTGACTTCCGTGGGGCTCTCAACATGGCAGAAAATGCCGTCCATGTCATAGTCGTCCATGCTGGAGGCCAGG